GGAGTCGGGCCAGCTCATGGTGAGGTCGAGGACGTTTCCGGCGTTGGGGCTGGGCCGGATGAGGGTGTCCGATTCGACCAGGGGCGTGACGTCGGTTGATCCGGCGCTGGCGTCGACGCGGGGCGGGCCGATGATCAGGCTCGTGACGGGGGTGGCGCGGTGGTCGGGCCTGATCCACTGGCCGAGGCTGGCGGCCATGGAGCGCAGGAAGTCGCCCACGGTGTCCCCGACGTCGAGGTTGAGGTTCCGGAAGACGGCCAGTTGCGCGGACGTCGGGGTGGGCAGTCCGGCTTCCTCGGTGAGGTTGATCAGCCGCCACCACGGCGTGCTGGAGGCGTTGATGGCGTCGGTGACCTGCTTCACCCGGGTGAAGCTGTCGGAGACGTTGTAGGAGCGGTTCGAGGGGAACTCGTGGACGGTGTCGATCGTCTGCGCGGTGATCCGGCGCATCGGGCCTTCGGGGGTGAAGACGAGTTCGGTGTTGGTGAGGTAGGCCCGCAGGATCGGGTGGGTGTCGGGGACGCCGTCGCGGATGTAGCCGGCGTCGACCCGGTAGTGCGGGGAGTAGGGGATGGCGTAGGTGTGATCGTTGGTGCGGGTCAGGAGTGGCACGTCGAAGGTGAGTTCCCCGAAGGGCACCTTGCCGCGGTCAAGGGTCACCTTGACGTTGCGGGCGCCGGGGATCGCGACCGGGGAGGCGGCGGAGTCGTCGTAGACGGTCCAGGTGTGCTGGACCACGGGGCTCTGGACGTGGGTGAGTGAGTCGGCGGCCCACGGGGTGACGGGCATGGTTTACAGCTCCCTAATCTCGACGGTGATGGTCCATTTCGAAGGCCGGCCGGGCAGGCCGCGTTCGGCGTTGTAGCGGAGATCGCCCACAGCGACGTGCTGCAGGCTGTTTAGCGGCGCTCCGGCGTCGCTGGTCAAGGTGATGGTGGCGGCGCTCTGGTAGAGGGCGTCCAGGGCGAGCGCGGAGGCGAGGGTGTCGCACAGGTAGGTGATCGTCCCGGCGAGCTTGCCGGGGGTGCCGGCGTTGATCTTGGGCGCGGCGGCGTTGGTCTGGTCGAGGACGTCGCGGCGCAGGGGCCGGCTCAGCGGTGCGGCGAGGATGTCGGCCACCTCGACGGTCGTGGTGCCGTTGGTGAGGCTGGCGGTCACGGGATCTCCTTGCGGGTCTTGACGTTGACGTAGACCGTGGGTGCCGTGATTCCCGCAGCAGCCCGGTTGACCTGGCGTTGCAGTTCGTCCCGGTCGATCTTGGTCTTGAGCTCGATCACGTTGCCGGTGCGGTTGGCCTCGTGCTGCGCGGCGGCGGCGGCGGCTTCGGTCTGCTGCTGCGCGGCGGACGTGTCGATCGTGGTCGGGATGTTCACCGGATCGACGTGGGTGTCCTTGGCGTCGACCTCGAGCTTCGCCTGGGCCTTGAGGATGGCCTCGACCTTCTTGGGGCTCTTCTTGTAGGCCTCGGCGATCTGGGCCTGCGTCTCCACCGGCAGCTTCGCGAACTCCTCCTGGGCCTGCGGTGAGAGCTTCGGGAATACGTCGACCTTGAAGTCCTCGACGGTGGCGACCTCCTTCGTCCGCCGTTTGACCTCGGCCGCCCACTCGTTCAGGTTGAGCTTGCCGTCCTTCACGAACTGGTCCAGGCCGTCCGCGGCCACGTTCAGGTGGTCGCTGAGCGACTGCGCCCAATCGGCGGCCACGTCGGAGGCGTGCTGCTGGGCCTCCTCGACCTTCTCCTGAGCCTCGATCCCCGAGGAGGCGTAGGCCTTGTTCCACTCGGTGGCGTTGCGGTATGCCTCCGCCTGCCGGTCGATCGAGTCCTTCGCGGTGGTCAGCGTCTGGAGGTCGTAGAAGTCCTTCGTCGTGTTCTTCGCGGTCTCGAGCTGCGTGTTGACCCGGGCGAGCGCGTCCTCGTTGCCCATCGCGGCAAGCCGCATGTCGTCCCACGACACCCCGGCCAGACGGACCGCGTCGGCGTAGGAATGCAGCCGGTCCACCGGCAAGTTCTGCCAGTACTCGAACCACTGCTTCTCATCGACAATGTCCTTCATCGAGTCGGCCACCTCAGACGCGGCACCGCCTGTCTCCCGCAGGGCGTCGGCCAGGTCGTGGGTGGTGTCGACGGCCTCCTGCGCGTCCTCGGCTGCCTGCTGGAGCGCCGCGGCTGCGGCACCGAGTCCGACCGCGGCAGCCACCCCGGCAGCCACACCGGCAGGCCCGAACCCCTCGAACGCCTCGGCCGCGAGGCCTTGGAAGGCGTCCGCGATCGACTGCGCCGACCCGTCGAAGCTGGAGGCCATCTCCTTCGCGTTGCTGGCCGCGTTCTCCTTCAGCGCGGTCGTGCC